ATTAAGTAGCCACATAAGTCATCAGCGTGAAGCCTCTGCATAATAATGGCTAGTGGTGTGGTCTCTGTGGCAAGTCTGGATAGTAGTGTATTACTGTAGCGGTTATTAATCTTGTCTCGCTCAGTTGGTGAGTTTGCATCGTCAGGCTTGATTACCATTATGTTCAGTAAAGTACGTTACTCTTTACCCGTTAATTCTATTACTTTCCATCCCTTTGTCTTACCACCTTTCTTAATAGAACGGTTTAAATTTTTATAACAAAGTCCATACTCATTTGCGAAAGTACGTTGGTTTTGGAAAGTTACTTCTGTTCCGCCTATGTGTATTGCTAGGTATGTTTTAGCATCAGGCATGGTTCGCTTTCCTAAAGCCATATTTACCTCTCTAGGAATAAAGGAGCAGAACTCTTTGCTATATACCTTATTACCTTTATACTTAAGATCCTTGTCTAAGTCGTACCCTCCCAACAGCCATTTATCATAGCCCTCCATATCCCTAATATCTTCAATGAAGTTTTCTAGACTATGCCACCTTATACATACAGCACAATCTGCATAGGCCTTATGGGAATTTAATCTGTGTAATATATTTTTCCACAGCACTCTTTCCTCTCTAAGAAAGGTAGCGTTGCCTAGATAACCAATACCTGCGACTGCTGGTTCAAAAAGGTCTTTAACCTTGCCAGCTTTAGCATTTGCTAGTAGCACTTTTCTGGTGCTTCCAGTGTTCTTAAAAGTAACTTTACATTTTCGCCCAGAGATACTATGTATAGAATACTCTAGGCCACTTATATTTTTCATAACAGCTCCCTTGCCGTACAGAATAGAATTAACTGCTGCATGTTTCCATACAGATCAGACTATATCATTAGGTGGGTAGTATATAACCCTTCCCATTTACTGTTTCGAGCCACTTGGCCCTACGTCCACAATGGACTAGTCGTTGCACGTTCCTTATCTCTAAGGCTTCGCTCAGGATTGTCTTCAACTTAACTTGCTAAGAGTTTCCCTGAATTAAATAAATTTTACGACGACATAAATTTATCGTCAATAGCCATTAAGCCTGCAAATCCCGGCACCAGTGCTCCACAACCTTTACCCGTCATTTTACCAGTAGTAGGAATTGCGTGGAGCACACCTGCACTCATTGTACCTAACTTCTCAACAGACTTTTTGTTGTTATCAATTATCAAGTCTGGGAAGACTCTTTGAAAGTCTGGATCTGACATTATAGTTCTAATGTAACCTGAGCATTCAGCGAGTACGTCTGAGTTAAATCCAGTTAAAATAGTTTGGCCACTCGGATTCTTAACCCAAGCAAACAAGGGCAGGAAGATACTAATTAATAGCGTCTTACCTGCCCTCGGTGGTATGTTGATAATCATCCTTGTACATTCTTGGTCAATCAACCTTTGAATGGCATGGAACAGTACAACATAGTAATCAACATGAATGAGTTTCTGCCCGGTCATTACCTTAAAACAAAACTCTGAGAACTTTTCAAAGTCGCAGATTAAGTATTCCCTTAGAGCTTCTATCTCTTGCTCACTCATGCTGCTTATAGTACTCACGAGTTTAAAAATGCAGTTAGTAGATCTTTTGCATCCTCTTTACTTGCTAGTACTAAAGTGTTTTTAGCTGACATAGGTTGGCTCTTGCCTTCCTGTATCAGTCTTGATATTTCTTTTGACAGCTCGATGACTGTCTTAGGATCTGCGGGTATAGGCATCTCTACCATTTCACCGTCTGCGTTAGGTATCTCTACCGTCCCTCCAAAGGCTGCTTCTTGTAGTTCAGCCATCTTCAGGATACGTTCTGCTATATGAAGACCTTTCTCTTGCATCTCTTCAGCTAGAAGTTCGTGATAACGCTTCCTAATTTCTGGGTTGTCTTTAACTATGGCTCTTAGAGACATAGCGTTGTGCTCTATTGTACCCAACCTAGACGCTTTAGCTAGGTCTCCTCTTGTAACTAGCATGGCCTGAGCTACTAACTCGAAGTCATGCGAAATCTCTATGTCATTTTCCAATTGGCTTCTCCAGTCTAAGTAGAAACTTACTAAGCCCAATTATTCCAAACAATTAACTAGAATTATTTAGACCCTAATTAGAGCTTAGTAAGTTTTAAAAGAAGGGCTACCCTCTCAAACTCTCCCTAAATATGCGGGGTAGTAACGCTTGAGAAAGCCTCCTCTCCATTAGCACTGGATTCAGATACATTTTCGGCTCTTTTCCCTTTAAAATCAAGGACTTAACCCCAATAATTTCATGTAAAGACATTTACACAAACTTGACATTTACAAAAAGAACCTTTTCAGAGATTTTAGCTGTTCTGGCTCCCAATCTCCCTGCTTTGGAGGTGCTGTAAGTTCCACTCCATACTTTCTTACCCAGTAGTTCCAAAGATCTTCTAGGTAGTTTCCACTGTACAACTCTATAAAAGTCTCAATAATGTCTTCGTACAAGCTCTCTCTATGATTACAATGAGTCGAGAAAGAGTCATGAATAAAGATCATCGGCAGGCCTTTAGCTTCTAGCCTGTGTGCTACCATTCTTAAGTGAGTAGCATCACAGCCATGAATAACGTTAGGAGCAATAGCTGACCTATGCTTGGCTGTGTTGGGAACTTCTTTGGTGAAGTCTAATATTTCCAGAGCCAACTCCTTACCAGAGCTTAAGGTACAGGTTAGTTGTAACCTCTCTCCCTTCACCTTGCGCTGCATAGCTTCAAATCCATCAGGTGTTAGCCAGTGAATCTCAGTGTTTCCCAACTTGGAAATCTCAGTTGCACAGTCGCTTACCCAATCCACAGCAGCCCTCAGAGGCCCCAAAGTTTCATTTAGGCGACGATAAAGGTCTGCCCCTAAACGTCCCGATACGGCCCTCTCAAGCCCCTCTCCGACCACCTTATACTCCGCCAAATCCCTGTCCCAAACTGTCTTAGCTCCAAACAATTTGCTCATATGCTCCATCGAAGTCATCATAGTAGCATTGTAGCCCCAAGTCATAACAGGTATCTTAGCTGCCTTCCTTGTAGCAAAGCAATGATGCTCCTCTGGCAATGTACTCTTCCAATCTTCTGCTACTTTCTCATAAATATCTAGCTCTGCCTCTTCTTTGTGCATACCTAGGTGCTTGGTAATAGCGTTAGATCTGGTCACTGCCGACCAATGTTGCAGTCCAGAGCACCTACCATCAAGTGGAATAAAGGCTGGTAGTGGTTGAGTTGGGTCAATCTTGTAGCGTCGTACTAAGTTAGCACAGGCCAGAAATGAGTAAGGCTTATCAGCTTTTCTCCATAGGTCACTGTAATTTTCGGGATTACCACCCACTTGAGAGATCATATCCTCGTGCAAATCCAACTCTGCATAGCCCCGAGCAGCCTCTAACAGGGCTTGATAGCCTGAATCTGTTAGTACTTCAGAGTGTGTTGGTATGATAATGGCCTTTTCATGGTCAGCTCCTTGAGGTGTCATGCCACAAGTAGTGCTCACGTAGAGCCTAGACCGACTATCTAAGAAGTAAGGGAACCTAAATTCCTTTCCCATAAGTGCTTTAGCAGAGGTCATCATACGCTTATACATGTACTCAGACCCAACCTCTTTGAAGTCAGGTGGGAAAGTTTGTAAGACCTCGTAGATAAACCTATTTACCACAAATTTCTCTTGTGACATTGGCCGGGTTACTTGTGCAACCTTCTTATTAATCAAAGAGCTTACGCCACCACGGATAGGAGACTTACCAATCCACTCTCCATTCATGTTTGGCATCACCACAACTGATTGGGGAGCCTCGGTGTTACCCAAATCAAGGTCTAGTAGTTGTTTAGTTGGAGTAATTATGCGTTCATCCAGCTTCCTGCTGAATTTTAAATACCCACTAGCCTCCATCTCACCCATGAACCTTAGTGAAATGTTAAATGGGTCTGTTGCTTCCAACATCTTCTTTGACATTCTTGGTACTGCTGAGTGCAAGGGCAGCTCAAATAGTAAGTGCAAAGAGTATAGGCAGTGGGTATAAGCCCTCTTCCACCTACTCTTTAGATCTTTATCCCATCTTCGCTGGCTAACATCTTCGGGTTTAGTAAAGCCTTTGGCTCTTTTTGGTAGTGGCAACATAACTCCACCATCTAGTATTAGCATATTGCCTCCTGTAACATTTAAACGTCTGGAACATCCTTGTCAAATCGAATTTCTCCAACTTTGGGTAGTCGTAACTTGCCCTTGCTAGACTCTTCTAAGGCATAAACTTGGAAGATCTTGCCAATAGGTGTGTTTGGAGTGCCTGTATCCAAGAACATGTCCTCGGCCATTTTATGTGTCCACCCCTTACCAAGCATAGCTTTAATAGTCAGCCCATCTTTCCAGGTAAACAGCAGGTTAGCTACCTTTCCCTTATACTTGCCAGTGCCTTCTTCAAATCCTATGCAGCGCAAATCATAGTCTACCCCACGAACTTTCTTCATGACACGCCAACCTTTGTGGCCAGCTTCCCAACCTGCATTGGGATCTCTAAATACTGCACCCTCTTCTCCATCTGCAACCTGGGACTCTGTAAACCTACCTACAGCCCCTTCACTTGTTAACCTAGTAATTGAGAGTACTTTTATATATGAACCTTCATGACTGAATGAGCTTAAACTTAGTGCAAGGTCTAGGGTTTCATGCCTGGTGTGGTAGGGAGTATTACTTTTGCCCAACAAAAATTCTTCAATGCGTATGTAATCAAAGAAGTACATCTCTAAGTTCTTAGGTATCTCTCTATAAATTTCTGGCAGGGGATTTACCCGGTTGGGGTTTACAATTCCAGAAAGCACCTCTAAGCTAATGAAATCACAACACAGCTCTCCCATGTATATCCCATCAGGAAGCCCTAACTTATGGATAGCTGTCCTCATATATTTGACGTTTCTGAATAATTTACCAGTTCTGGAGAAGATTTTCATCTCACCATTACTAATTACAGTAAGTGAACAAACTCCGTCTGCCTTAACTTGCCCAACCAACTCCTTGCCCTTATGCTTGTCAACTACTTCATCATAATGCTTGACTAGCTGGGTAACTTTAGTGTCCTTCCTGTGGGTCTTGCTATAACCCAAGAATTCAAATATATTCATTGTTATTCCTAATGTATGGTAGGTGGAACTTTATTGCTCACCATGCCCTCTAGTACTCTTGCTGCTAGTGCAAACACTGCTGCCGTATAGCTGACTATGAATACGTCCTCTTCCACAGACTTGTTAACTTTGTTTAGTCCATCAACTACTTCATTTACTAACTTAGTAGCATCTTTTGTGATAAGCTTCTGTCTGTCCCTTTTTCTACTCAAACCTTCCTCCTAAAGTGTGCCAGATTCTCTATGGCACCTTTCCTAATAGTTCTCTATCAACCTTTCCATGCTAACAAACTCTGCATCATAGTCATCATACCCAAATCTGTTCTTGAAATGTCGTAGATGAACAAAGCCTCTTAGCTCTGTATTGTTAGCACCCCTGTAGGCTTCATCATGCATATAGAAACTTCCTGCACAAATGCCAAAGTGGGGTTTGCCTTGCATATTTTGCCTGCGTCCGTACTGATACTTCTGCTGGTGTCCATGCACAAAGCTGTGTGGAAATTTGTTAAGCTTATTTTCTATACTTCCCCCTACTGCCCTAGAACTCTCTGGGTTAGGTAGGTAGTGAATAAAGCATATTTCATCGACCCATAACGGATCTAGGTAGTCGTTAACTGACCAACCCAAACTTTCAACTATTTTATGAAGGCTAACAAAACCAGCCAAGATAGGATTCTTTTCTATAAACCTGTTCAGCCTGTTCTCATGGTTTCCCATTATGAAGTGCTTGTTTGGCTTATAAACCCTCTTCTTATCTGACTTGTTCCTTGCATTAACTTCTTCAGTTATTAGCTTAAGGGCATCAATACCACCTTTAAGATCATCAATAAGTCTCCGGCCTTCCATGTCTAATGCAGATGCATAGGCACTTAAGCTAGGGAAATCCCAATGGTCTCCAATGTGTATAATGTCCTTTGGTTTGTGTTTCCAAATGTACTTAGACAGTGACCTTAAATGCTGGTCAGGTGCACCAAGAACTACTTGGGGATCAGCAATAACAATCTTATCCACATCTACTTCCTCCGCTTAACGGGTTTCTGTTTTCCTGTTTTGGCGTCGAAGGTGGGGTGTATTAGGCCGGATGGATTGTTTTTATGATGCTCTAAATAGTCTGCCAAGTTTCTTAACCAACTAATTGAATCTTTGTAGGCTAAGTTGCTTTTGGAAGTTCTAAATAGCATTCCAGCTTTAACCTTCCCCTCTCCAACATTACAGGACTGACACAACGTACCACGAACCATGCCGTTCGTATGATCGTGATCCAGTGCTACTACGCCAGAGGCTAGTGCCCCTTTGCAAATAGGACAGCGATACTTCTGAAGAGTTGAAAACTGTTTCCTTAAGGCAGCCACGCCTGTAGATAAAACTTGTCTGGCCACCATTGTCTTAGTCATTTAGGACTACTCCCTTAACTAAGTCAAAGTATTCATCTCTTCCATCACATGTCCAGCGTTTAATTACTTCTCCTTCAATCTCTCTAACCATAAATAGTAAGTTAGCTTGAGTTTCAATATTGTGTTTCCAGTCTTTTCCGAAGACCTTCTTATATTCCACAATGACAGCTTCAAGCGCAACCTCCAATAGAGGCCTCTTACCTTTAGCCATAGCAGCTTTAGTGAGAACACTGACCGCTGCCATTGGGCCAATACCTTTTCTCTTAGTGTAAGATTTGCCGGCATTAGGTCCACTTTTATACACTGCGCTACTACGCACTCCGCACCCAACGATATAGTCAGTACTATCACCAACAAGGAGCTGATAATATAGTCCAATAGTTCCATCAAAATAAACCTTTTTAGTTATTTTACCAGAAGAGGAAACCTTTTCCGTTACCTTTATTATTCCCTCCTCTGTAATCTCCACTATCTTTTGGCTTTCGTCATCCAAGTGGTTGCCGGGAACCTGTCTAAGATCCTTATCAAGACTCCACAAAATAGAATTTTCATTCATGTATATGCCAAGCAAGTCATCTGCTTCTAATTTAGCATGATAGTGAGTGTTTAAGTTTTTAGTACACCAGCGTTTGGCCCAAGCTAAATTCACTGGCTTGTCTTTTGGGTCTCTATTGGCTTTGTAGTCATCAACAAGATCATCTCTGAAATTTGTGTTGGTGGTAACAAACATAATGTAGGTATCACAATCCGCAGACCTCATTAAGTTTTCAACTTTCTTGTTTATGTACTTAATGATTTGGTTCCGAGACATGTCATCATCTTCATCAAAGATACAGCAGGTCTGGTAAACTATTAAGTCTCCATCAATATTTAATGTTGGACTTTCATAGTCCAGTAATCCTAAATCATCTAGACTCATAGAAGTCCTTTAGTCCATCATCCCCAGCCCAACGCACAGCTTTCTCGTAGGCATCTGAGTATGTAAGAGCAGCAAATATCTCTGTTCTTCCATCCCAACTAGTAGCTTGATATGTAATCATAACAACTCCAAATAAAATAGCCCACCAATTAAGGCAGGCTAAGGTTAGTTACTCTCCAAATACAGGATCTTTGTCTTCTTCAGGAGCTTCTTCTTCTAACTCTTCTAAGTCAGTGTCTTCTAACTCTTCTAAGTCAAGAGACTCCATGTCCTCTTCAGCACCAGCAGATACGTACTCTACCAATTCAGTGATACACACTAGCTGTGGATATAGGTATAGGCCATTTAAGCCTTCCACTGGGCGGAATTGGAAGTGTCCTTTAGAGCCATTGCCAACAGAAGTGTCTTGGTCAATAGGCAAGCCATTTAAGTCTTGTACCTTACCTCGAATACCAATCTGTTTGACAGGGTAAGATTCTTTCCGTACACCATCTTTGTTGGCTTTACCAACTAGACAGCTTTGAGAGAACTTAATCAGTACCATGTCATCATCAAGATCATCAGGATCAAGAAAGTCATAGGCTTCTACTAAATCATCCTTTTCCCACTCACGAGCATTGGGTAAGTTCTTAGCACCCTTTTGATCTTTCTTCAGTTTCTTAAAACGGTCTTCTGTAATAAGGATTTTGATTTCATAGGAATGAAATTCTAGGTCAAAGGTGGGTGAGCTTGGGTCGGAGATAGGCGGCTTGTTATCAGTATTTAACTGTTGAACAGGACGACTAACTGAGGTGTACATAAAGATAACATCTTTCAATGTTACAATATTTGTTTCTTTCTTTTCTGGTGTTGCCATAGTTTTATCCTAGTCTTAGTTAGTTTTTAAGTCTGCTTCTTTGACGAATATACCGTCTACCATCATCCCTTTACGATCTTTAATATCATTCCAGGCTTGTTCTAAGCAGCTCTCGATGGTTAATGTATTACATTCAGCAAGGATTACTAAGTCTCTAATAATGTTGCCAAAGTAGATATAGTGATCTGTCTTGCCTTTACAAATCCTATCTGATAGCACACCCAAATCTGCTGAGATGTCTAGGTACATTCGCATAGACATTCCTGCATGAAATTGCATCTTCCTGGATTCAAAGTGTAGAAAATCTATAATATTCACAGGAAAACTTGTGTTGCCCATTTTACCATTTGGGTCTACCAAAGGAGGATTACTTTTGAGTTGAGTGAAGCACTCTCTTACAGAGACTTTGCTCCTCTCCATTAAGTTTATTAAGACTACTAGCATATCTCCAATGTCGTCTTTAATACATAGGTGATTTGCTAAATTGTCGGCTAGCTCCCCACTCTCCTGTACAAGTTTCAACATCTGATCTTTGTCAGTTGACCCATGAACAAGATTTCTCTCATAGTGCCATTCCACAATATTGTAAATGAGGAAGGGAACCATCTTATTATTGCTCACTGAGTTATTAAATATAGTCACAAATTCTCCAAATCTAGGTTAAAAGTGTCATCATCAATAGTACCAACTAAGTAAGAGGTACTTTGGATTTCCATGTTTGCTGCTTGCATCTTACTGGGATCTACGTACTTATCCATGTAAGGCAGTGGGTTCTTTGGTGGCGCTAAAGGAGCTTGCAAGTCAAACACTTCATAAATGGGCTTGGCCATGTACAGGATATATTCCTTAAGCAGTGCAGGGTTACACCCAATAACTTCTCTACCTTCAGAGAACACATACTCAGCAGAAGCAAACTCTCTATTTACAATTCCATCAAGCAAATGCTTAATCTCTTTTGAGCACTCTTTAAATTGTACCTTCCAAGCAGGGTCTTCCTTTAGGATTTTAATTATTTCATAGCTCATCCTAGTATGTAATACTTCATCACGACAAATAAGCTGGACTAACTTGCCAATACCTTGAAACTTACCAGTCTCTACTATTGCAAAAGTTACAGCAAAGGAAGCCATAAAAGCAATTGACTCTAACCCTAAAAGCGCAACAAAGGCCATAATAATATGGTTCTTTGCTAAGTGTCCTCCACACCCTTTCAAGTCATCGAAGGCCTCAATTACAGTACTACTTCTTGCTAATACTTCCGCATCAGAGTAAATCTCTTCTATCAATGTGTTTGGATTTGTTACAGTCTGCTTAATAATATGACTGTATGTACGTGCATGGATAACTTCAAAGAAGCTCCACACAGTAGCCATATTCTTTAGTTCACTATTGGTAATGTACTCACCCAAAATCTCAATAATAGACCTTGAGGCAACCGTATCACCAACAGTTTGCCACATAAGGTTCTTGACCATTAAATCGATAGTGCCTTGGTCTAGCATTATCATGTCCATCTTGTCTTGAGTTAAGTCAATCTCAAACTCATTCCAAAGTTGGCTTATCTGCTCTTGGTACAACTCTTCCAATACTGGGTACTGAATATTTATCGTATCAAGTACTCCTAAGTCTGGCCCTAGAAACAGTGGATACCCTTCTTTGTATCCCACATTATCTTTATTAAATTGTGTCATATTTTCCTACAGTGTGCATGTACCCTCACAAGCAACTCCAGATTGCTGGTCTTGAATACTTCCACCATTAAAGTCATTTGTGTTTAGGTAATACATTGATTTCATTCCTAAGTTGGCTTGAATAATCCACTCCTTCATCATTTGAGCCATAGACACTCTGCCATTTCCGGTATAGTAGTCAGCAGAGATAGATTGATCTGTGTAGGCTTGGAAGGCTGCGTAGGCCTTGGATAAGGTTATATTGTCAATATCCCAGGCGTACTCTTCTACGTCAGGTGAGATAAATTGAATAGACCCTTTCCGAGACTGCTTGTTAATTACCTTAGTTCTTACCGGGTAGAGTCCATTGGTAGCATCACTAAATAAAGCACTGCTCTCAGTGGGCATGTGAGCTACTAGAACGCTATTTGCTCGTGGCTTGCCTCGTAAGGCTTCCCAGTTAAAGTGTGTTTGGTTACCAGTGGACTTGGTGTCAATAGGCAACCAATACTTGGAGATTCCTACTACTGCACCAAACTCTTCTGCAAGCCCTTGAGAGGCCTTAAGTAGGAAGTAGTAGTGCATTTCTGCAATATACTCAAGCTCTTTGGTATCTGAGTAGCTTAGGCCTTCCTTAGATAAATAGCCTGCCAGCCCTGTAATTCCAACACCCAAAGACTTGCGAAACATAAGTTTCTCTTTCATAGAGGGTGCAAACATACTAGCCTTCACCATAAGCTTATTCAGAGTAGATACCACTATAAAACAGACTCTCTCATAGTCTCTAATGTCTACTTTTGAAATGTTGATTGCAGCTAGGGTACAAAAGCCTATCTCCCCATAACTCTCACAGCCATAAAGGTCATTCATATCTGTATATGGCTTTGTAGGTATGGCTATCTCCATGCATAAATTAGATTGTGTAATCCTATCTATAAATGGAGTATGGAAGTTGGCTGTATCTAGGTTAAAGCAATACAGTCGCCCAGTTTCTTTGCGAACAGTTAGAAATGCCTTAAGTACTTCCCTTGCAGAATATATAGGGCCATCTTCCCCATTTTCAGATACAGTAAATAACTCTTCGTCTCTCTTAACAGCCTCTACAAACGCATTGTCATAGCACATAGAGTAATCAAGCTTATCAATGCGTACATTCTCAGGAGTCCGTTGGGACTTCACCATGATAATTTCCATTA